CCATCATATGCACTCTTAATCTCGTTGTACATCGCCTCATAATTGGGCGCATCTTCTACTGACTCGGTAGGCTCTTCATTTGGTTTCTCTTCCGCACTGTCTTCAGTAGGCTCTTCCTCAACAGTTGCCTCAGCCTCTTCTCCGTTAGAATTATCTTCGAACTTATTTTCGTCTTCGGTAGATTCAACAGTCGTAGGCTCAACGCTTTCGTTTTCAGCAGAGTTCTCCTCAAAATCAGTAACGGCAGTATCAACAATCTTCTTGGTTTCGTCTGCCATAGATTCGCCTCCTTCAAATTTGTTTACAGGTACATTAGTGAAATCAACAACCTTATCGTAATTTATTTTAAAGTTGTTCATATAATCACTTATTTTATCTTTAAGAAGAGAAAATTCTTTCTTAAATTCATCAAAGCTAAACGCGTATGGTTCTACTCTTGAACTGATAAATGCTGGCTCTGAATGCTCAACATCTTTATCTGTGTGTCCATTTGTAGAATTTTCGTCCGCCTTTCCAAGCAAACAAAAAGCACTGAACGTATAGCCCAGCACTTCCCAATAATTACTATCTTCCTCAAGAGGACGATAGTTTTTAATATTAATTTCCATAGAGTGATTAAATAAAATGTCATCACTATAAAAGGTTTGCTCAAGTTCTGGGTATCTACCAATCCAGAGTATTGCATCAAACGTAAGATATTCCACGTCCTTCCCATGCTCATCAATTGTCTCCCAGCCTTCTGAGCCATCTATAATAACACCATACGGTCTAGTTACATCTTTAATTTCCCAGTCCTCGGTAATATCAAAATCATGACTTCCCATATATGAATGTTCAACGCCATCTGGGTCAACATACACCCTAATATGACCAATGACAGGGCAGTAGTACGCGCTCGGAATAGCCTCAATTGTATCCTCTTTCGAAATATATGTCATGTTCCTATTTTTGCCCGGAGCCATTGCATATATTTTGACGAGCATAAACTCATCATTCAACTTCTTGAGCGCCTCAATTTTTTGTGTGTCAAATGACACACGCATTCGCTTTTCACTCAACTTAGTTATTCCCCCTTTCCATTAAAAACACATTCTTAGCGTATTGGAGAAATAAACTTTTTGAGAGTCTTCTTTTGAAAATTTTTGCCCAATGTTTTCAAAAACCCAGATTGTGGCTGTACCGCTATTCATGGTAGTAATTGGTTTTAATCCATCGTCCTCCAACATAAGGGCAATCTCTTTATCTAGAACATAAATATATTTCTTCATAAAATATCCCCCTTATCTGTTTTGGTTACTATCATTGTCCCTAGTTTTCTCTCCAGCCTCGCCGACAGTGCCACCGCTTTCTTCAGCAGTTGGTCTGCCACCATCATCGCCAGTAGAAGAAGATTGTGTGTTACTGGATACAAGTGGTGTAGTCCAAACATTGCTAGACAAGCCAAGGATTTCATCCTCAAGGTATGAAGCCCCAACGGTCTCACAAGGCGTAAGCCCAAGAGAAGCGGCATAGTCCATCTTTACAGGCAATCCATATTGTGCGCCTTTAGATAAATTGTTCTGAACTTCTGTGCTATTAAAAATTGATTGATATAAAAACGACACTTTAAATAAGTAGTCGTGATTCATAAGTTTAATTTCGCGATTGATTATTTTCTCAAATTGCCCAAGTAATGAAAACGATAATGCCTCGTCTGGTTTAACCGCAAGAAGCATTGCGCTTGCCGTTGTAAGGGTTCCGCCGCCCATAAGAGTGTTTGGCATACCTGCCGACCTCCAAAAATTATTAACAGCAGATAAGGCGGCATCCCTATCAGCGGTAGCACTTTCTTGAAATGAATGGTCACTAATCGTCCAAGGTGATACAAGTAACCCTATGCCATTAGGTAATTCATTTGCCATTTGGTCATAGTACTCTTTAACATCTTTGAATGCCATCTTTGGAACACCATCATCATCCGTATCAACCTTCGCAGACAGGGCTTTATAATTTGAGTTTTCATCATGTTGTGCCTGTATATCTTGAGCATCTTTAAGACGCAATACATCTATTATAAGATTTCCAAAATATGGCAGAAAATGATATGGGTCTGTATCGTCAGCCACTAAAGCAAAACCATTTTTGTATTCGTACCACATGTCGTTCTCGGTAATCGTTTTACCATTCTTTAATTTTTCCTTGTATTTTTTATAGGCTTTAGCGATATCTGTTCCATATCCATCAAGTAAATCTTCGTTGCCACTAAACATGGGCAAATAAATAGACGGGATATAAGCCCCGTCCTCAATAGACCTTACTCTAATTCCCTTTGGCTCAAACGGTATAAAATATCCGCTTTGTGATTTACTTGCATATGCCATCACACCAACCGCTATACCGTCTCTAAGAGCAATGCGAATCATTTTCTCCGCTTCTCTTTTGAGATTCATCTTTTCCGCAAAGTTTACAACATCATAATAATTGTTCCTATATTTATTTTTAGCAATTTTTCTAGTATAAACCTTGCCAGCCTTAACCGTATAATTATAAGTAAGGATTTGAGAAAAATAATTAATCAGCCTCTTATAGTGAGGAGATATAATATATAGGTATCTGCTCAACGCTCTAAGGCTATACTCGTAAGAGTATGGATGTAAAAACATCTTTTCGATGTCTTCCTTTTTAAACTTTTTATAAAAGAACCCTCTAAAAGAAATATGTTTATAAGAATCCTCAAGAACATTCTTCCTTAATTTTTCGTATTGAAATCTCCAATAATCTGGGTTCATCTTTTCATTTAAAACAATACTGTCAGAGATACCACGCACCCCCTCCCTATTTTAATTTTGGACGTTTACTAAATAAGAAATTCCTATGCGATTCGTCCTCTCGCTTTTTATTTACAATCTGACTACGCCTCATCATAGATAAAGAATATCCAAGCATACACAATGTATATGAGGCATCATCATGCATTTTATTTTGTTTATCTTTCGCCAACTCGTAAGTAACACCACCGTTGGCGGAGTCGTACCTCACGATATATGACAACTGTGTTTTACCCAATTCAATTGTTTGTAAAGCGACCTTCTCATCGTTTGTTAAAAACACCTGTGTAAACTCACCGTTCTTGTCCTCCTCATCGCCAACAAGAAGATAATCTTTCCCGTCATATGAAGTAAACTTAAAAACGTTTTGCTTAATCATCTTTGCTAAAGCATCATACATAATCGTTTTCATTTTTTTGGGTTCGCGTAATCTTACAATTGGTTTATTATCTGGGTATCTTTTTCGCGCAGTTTCATATGCGCTATGTTCTGGGTCAATAATTCCGATATGCTCCACGCCCTTTTTATCTTTAAAGGGTAGTAATAACTGGTCTGCAATTGCGGATACGCCGCCGCCACCACTACCAGCATCAATGTTAAACTCAAGTATATTTTCCCAGTCCTCAGCTTCACCATTAAAATCAACCATCAGTTGTCTGATAATCTTTAACTGCTCAACCATATCAAGAGGTGCCTTCCTGTTAGATGATTTGTCTACCATCTCTTTGGAGTAAACAACTCTGAAGATAATATTCTTATTTGATTTTTTATCCCTGCTTTCTTCTTCGATTCTTTCTGCTATAGTTAATACAGAACCATCAAAGTTTCTAGCTGGGTCATATGAAAATATAAACTTTCTTTTCCCAGTATCATTAAACAATATCGGCTTTCTATATTCGCTGTTACGCATAATCTCGCCCAATTCAACTAACGCATCTTTTCCACCGCCTTGCCTAAACTTATTAAAAAGTTCTCTATCAGCGGCATCTGGATTATCCTCAATATCTTTTTGAATTCGCGCCTCGGATAAATGAGATTTTATTTTGTTCCCATTAATGGTAGAGTGGTTTAACACGTCATATGCATCTATGTCGCAAACAAAATATCTGTCATCACCCATCAGCATCTTTTCAAAAAACAATTTATACTTTTCAAAATAAGGGGTATCTACTGAAGAAGCGGAAGATGTGTATAGTAATTGAATTGGAACTTGCGGCGGTTTGGTATAAACCACGCTTTGTGTAGAAGTAGAAAAGCTTGAATCAACGTTTGCAAAGTTTTCAATTACTGAAAGCGACTCGGCGTCTTTCCAACCAGTCTCGTTAAACCAAACGCCACCTCTCTTGCCTCGGATTGTTTCAAGATTAGAAGAGAGTGCCTGACATTCAGAATTGTTAAAAAGTCTGAAATGCGCTGGCGGTGATTGAATAAATCCAGTCTCTGAATTAGAACCTGTTTTATCCACCTCTCTTGCAAACAAATCTGTAAGAGATGCAAATGTTGGTATTCTTTTATACGCAATATCACGCATCTTGTTCATTGTATCAACAGACTGCGCATATGCATTACATGATATATGTAAATGATAGTCGGGGATTAAAAGCAATTTCGTCATATACATTATCGCACCAGTGGTATCCTTACCTGTGCCTCGACAGCAAAGCCACAGACAGAATGGTCGCCACCAACTCTCTTGAAAGATATATCTCTGGAAGTCAATTAACTGTGTTCCAAAGAATTCCTCGGCAAAACGAACTGGATACCTCCTTCCCCAATTGGTGATATCAGCCCATTTCTGGTACTCTTCAATTTTTCTCTGAGATAATTCTACCTCTGTAGGCGGCACAAATATTTCTATACTCAACTACCTTCACCGCCATGTTTAAGAAAAAGAACTTCGTTGTTAAGCTGTCTGTTCTCCTCTCT